AAGTATTTAACAAAAAAAAATTTGGACAAGTCAATTAAAAAAACAATATTTACAAAGTAAATTAAAAAACAATGGGAATTACATTAGGAGCAGGACTAGCAAGTAGTATACTAAGTCCAATTATGACAACAATTACCAACAAACAAAACAGAAAAAGAGCATTAGAAGATTGGAATAGGCAAAATGCTTACAATCACCCGTCACAACAAATGCAAAGGCTTAAAGAAGCAGGATTAAATCCAAATCTAGTATATGGAGGAGGAGCAACAACATTGGCACAGCCAGTAAAAACACCAGAGGCACAAGTGCCCAATATAGATGTTCAAAAAGTACCAGAAACAATAGGAGCATTTCAAGGTATAAAAAATCAACAACTTGAGTATTCAAGGATACAAAAAGCAATGGAATTGCAAGATGCTCAAAAAAAGAATATAGAAGCAAATACGTTAAGTACATTAGCAGGAACAGATTTAAAAAATTTAGATTTTACAGCTAAATCAATAATGAACCAGTTTTTGCCAGAAGTACAACAAGCTAATTTAGCTAAAACAAGAGTAGGTACACAAGCAATAGCAACAGATACGGAAATGAAACAGTTAATGTTTCCAAATAAAATAGAAGAAGTATTAGCCAATATTGCAAATATAAAAGCTAGAACATCAAAAGTGCCTTTTGAAAAGGCACAACTTTCTCAAGCAGTTGAGAACATGAAAACTAGTAGACATTATCAACAATTAACTCAAGCACAGAAAGTAGCAACTGGTGACATATTACAAGAATCAGAATTATTAAAACAGATTTTAACTCAAGGAACAATAACTAAGCAGTTAGTTGAAACAGATTTGTTAAAAATTAAAAAACAATTTAGAGAATTAGGATTATCAGAGACTGTAACATCAGATATTATTAATGATATTATAAGAATTATGGTACCTAGCTCACCAAAAAAGGTTATTCATTCTAAACAATAAAAACAAAAACAATGCGTAGAAAAATGCGAAGGGGTTATTCCTCCCGGAAAAGGAGTTATGGAAGAAAAAGTCGTACAAAAGCCAAAAGGACTTATTATGTAAGTCGTGGAGGAATCAGACTATGACCTTCGATTTAAAAAACGAAAATACCGAAGTATATATATATGACTTCGAAGGAAACGTGGAGATTACAATAGTAGACCACGAAACTACAGAAAAAGTAGTTATTCAAATGCCAAACAAAATTGTAGAAACATTTAAAAAATATCTTCAAAATGAAGCCGAATCTGTTTAATAGTATAAAATTAATGAAGCCGAAAAAGAATGTTTTCGACCTCACACATGATGTTAAGTTATCATGTGACATGGGTAATCTTGTTCCCATTATGACATTAGAAGCAGTACCAGGAGACAAATTTAATTTGTCAGCAGAAGCATTAGTAAGGTTTGCACCAATGACAGCACCAGTTATGCATAGAATGGATGTATCAATGCATTATTTCTTTGTACCAAACCGTATATTATGGCCAAACTGGGAAAAATTTATAACAGATGCAGACTCTGGTTTAGTAGCTCCATATATACCTGTATATTCAGGTTGGCCAGCCCAATATCAAAGATTGATGGATTATATGGGTATTCCACCAAATTCAAATCCTTTAGCTACTCCAAATATTAGTGCTTTACCATTTGCAGCTTATCAGTGTATTTATAACGAATACTATAGAGATCAAAATTTAGTTGCTCCAATAGATTATAAATTGGTAGATGGTGATAATACTGGCGGAGGTTCAGATGCAAGATTTGTAACAATGCGTAAAAGAGCATGGGAACATGATTATTTTACTGCATCACTACCATTTGCACAAAAAGGTTCAGCAGTAGATATTCCATTAGGAACTATTACAACACCATATACAAAAATTCAAGGTAGAGACAATAACGGAAATACAGATTTTGTACAAGGTACAGCAGGTATATATGATGTAGATACTCTTCCAGCACCAATTGCCGCAAGTGGTTTGTATTCTCCTAGTCAAATTGCAAATGTAGACCCAACAACAATTAATGACCTTCGTAGGGCATTCAGATTACAAGAGTGGTTAGAAAAAAATGCAAGAGGTGGTACTCGTTATGTAGAATCAATTCTTACTCATTTTGGAGTAAAAAGTTCAGATGCAAGGCTTCAAAGACCAGAATACATTACCGGTACAAAAACTCCAGTAGTTATTTCGGAAGTTTTAAACACAACAGGTAGTTTTGAAGCAGGAGACCCATCAAATCCAACTTCAAATCCACAAGGTACTATGGCAGGACATGGCATATCAGTTACATCTGGTAAAGGTGGCTCATATTATTGTGAAGAACATGGCTATATTATTGGTATTATGTCAATTATGCCAAAAACAGCATACCAACAAGGTATTCCAAGAACATTCTTAAAATTAGATACATTGGATTACTTTTGGCCAACATTTGCAAACATTGGAGAGCAAGAAGTACAAAACCAAGAAATATATGCTTATACTGGAACCGGTACTAATACATTTGGCTATGTACCGAGGTATTCAGAATATAAGTATATGCCTTCTAGAGTAGCAGGAGAATTTAGGACTACATTAGATTATTGGCATCTTGGTAGGATATTTAATACCCAACCATCACTTAACCAAACATTTGTTGAATGTGTACCTGCAAATACTAAAAGAATATTTGCCGTCACAGATGAGAATACAGATAGTTTATACTGTCATGTTCTTAACAAAGTAAAAGCAGTTAGACCAATGCCAAAATATGGCACACCAATGATATAAAAATGTCTACAAAATGTATTACTCCATTTTATGTAAAAGACAAATTTACTCATGAACAAATTCCGGTTCCTTGTTCGAAATGCCCTCCGTGTATGCGGAGGCGCACTTCGGGCTGGAGTTTTAGACTAGTTAAAGAAGGTGAAAGAGCAAAAACAGCAATGTTCATAACACTAACTTATGACACAGACAATGTTCCAATATCAAAAAAAGGCTACATGAATTTGAACAAAAAAGATGTTCAAAAATTCATGAAAAGATTAAGAAAATTATCAAATGAAAAACTCAAGTATTATGCATGTGGCGAATATGGTTTTCAAAAAATGCGACCACATTATCACATTATACTATTCAATGGTAATCCCGAAATGGTTAAACGTGCTTGGGCTCTTGATAATAAGGTTATTGGTCATATACACATTGGTCAAGTTAATGATGCTTCCATCGGATATACACTTAAATACATGACAAAGCCTGGGAAAATACCAGTACATAAAAATGACGACAGACAAAAAGAGTTTTCATTAATGTCAAAAGGATTAGGTAACAATTATTTAACAAAAGCTATGATACATTGGCATAAAAATAATTTATTGGAACGTATGTATGTTCCAATTAAAGATGGAAAAAAAATAGCAATGCCGCGATATTATAAAGATAAAATTTATAATGAAATAGAAAAAATGCAAGTATCATCCGCAATTAAAATATTAGCGGAAAAAATGTTAGATAAAGAAATGGAAGAACATGGAGAAAATTATACATCAATAATGGCAGAAAGACATATATATTCATTTAAAAAAATGTACAAAACCGCCGAAAAAGGCAGAAATACAATATTATGAAAGTAAAAAATATATTTAGTTCAGAATTGTTTGAAAAACAATATGAACAAAACGACGAACCAAGTCTTACAATACCAGACCAAACACTTTCAATTAAACAAATACTTGAAAGATACGCAAGCGGACAATCATTAGAAGGTAAAACACCATATTATGATGAATCAGAATCAGAAGAATATTATCCCGACCCGCGTTATATGGATCTGGCAGAAAGAGAAGAACTCAGTCAAGATTTCAGAGAAGAAATTCAACATATTAAGACAAAGTCTAAAAAACAGCAAGAAAAAGTTTCAGATGAAACAAGCGAAAGCGAATAAAAACAAGGAAAAAACCTCAACCAATTTATTGGTTGGGGCTTTTTTACTAAGACAAGCGAAGCGCGTCAGCTCCGGGAAACCGGAGATAGCACTAATACCCTTGATATATTAGTGCTAATTGACACTAACAAATTGGAAAGGTTAAAAAGCGCGAACGCGGAGGTACGACAAGGCCAAGTATTTAACAAAAAAAAATTTGGACAAGTCAATTAAAAAAACAATATTTACAAAGTAAATTAAAAAACAATGGGAATTACATTAGGAGCAGGACTAGCAAGTAGTATACTAAGTCCAAT